TTGAAAGATAACTCATTAGACAAGATAGATTTCACTAACAACATCAATCTATCGGAAATTAATGTCAGCGAAAATAAACTGTCATTACTCAATCTTTCTAAGTGCACGAAGTTGAAGGAACTATATTGTAACACGAATGCATTGACGGCTCTTGATTTATCAGCGAACAAGAAACTCGAAGTATTGAGTTGTGGCGACAACAAACTTAAAACACTCAATGTTGAAGGGTTTCAAGAACTCTCAAGTTTGGCTGCGATGTTCAACGAACTGATATCTGTAAACGTTAAGAACTGTCCAGAGTTGGAGGGCATTTCTCTTAATCATAACAAGCTGAACAGCATTGATTTCACTCGCTGTAAAGACATTCGCTTGGTAGATATTGCTATCAATAAGTTCACTGTTGATAATGCACTTAAGATGATAGCTTCTCTCCCGGAAGCCACTGCAGATAAGAAGGGATACGTTATCTATTGGGATAAGGAAACGTTCCCAGATGACGAGGAAGGCAATATATACGATATAGCACTTAGCAATAAGGCTGACTTGAAGCATTGGGTAATTTCAAATGGTGAGAAGACACCACTCGGTATTGACGAACTTACCATTAATGGCGACTCTAAGACATTCTTGACAATAGCTTCTGATAAGGTGCTTATAAACGGCGAATATACAGATGCTCAAATCTTCTCAATAAGTGGTCAGACCGTAGCAAGACTTTATGGTGAGAAAGAATTTAATGTAGCACAACTTGCAGAAGGCGTTTATATCATTAAGTTAAATGCCAATGGCAAGAAAACAGTTGCAAAGTTTGTCGTTAAACGATGATTTAAATCTGAAGAATTAAAGAATAACTATTATAAAGGCTGGGACAGAGTAATCTGACTCAGCCTTTTCTTATTTTGGAATCCTCATTCTTTCTTATAAGGAACTGAAGAGAATAGTTTTAATCAGACGTAATAGTAAAACCTCTGAAAAGCTTCTCTATCGTTCTGTTTGTACATTTCCAATATAAGGCATTTACGGTTCACTTACGTCTAAATATCTGTAGTAGAACAGTCAAACTCTATGAGAACTTTAGTTTATTGAACTTAAAAAGCAATTAAAAGTTTGGCTATGTCAGAAACTTACAATATCTTTGCAAATTATATATTGTGATATAATAATTCGGGCTTGTATGGATTTGACGGCAAGACGAAATGGTATGTAAGCATGCGGAGCATTGGTAGCTGGCTCCTAAATATCGGTTATCAAACAATTAATTGGCGAAAACAATTACGCTCTCGCTGCCTAATCGAAGTACAGTAGATTACTGGCTTTATTCAACTATTAGATAGTTGAACGAGACACTGCTCCAAAGATGTTGTTCCGAATCGGAGGGAAAAGCGGTGCAGGTTAAATCGGAAATAGTTTGGGTATGCCTCGCTGCTCAAATGAAATTCAGAGGATAAGGCATTGGTTGGTGGTTCAGGTCTTGCCAATGCTCGAAAACCAAAGGCTGAAATAAGCATGTAGAAAGCGTATGGTTTCCTTGTGCGGACCGGAGTTCGACTCTCCGCAGGTCCACTAAAAAGAACTGATAGTTGATGTATAACCATCTATTGAGACCTCTGCAACACCCAATCAAAACAACGAAATAACAAATGCAATTTGTAGGTTATCAGTAATAGTGTTTTGGTACAGAATGGGTTTGCAGAGGTCTTGCTATATAGTTTTTTCTAATTAGTTATTTTCTCCTTTAAACTCCAGTGGATCATATAAATGTTTTTTGTTTTTAGTGCAGATGATATTTTTATTGTAAAAAATTTGCGTATTTCAATAAAAATATTTAATATTGCACTTGAACATAGAACCATTGCTATATTTGCAAAATAGCTGGATTATGTGCAGAATTTAAGTATATATTAAACTAATTAAATTATTTGACGAGTTATGTGATTAACAATAAAATTATAACTAAAAACAGAATGACTATGGAATATTCAAAGATATCAAGAAAGTTGTATATGTTATTGTTGTTATTCATAATGGCAGCAACAATATTATTGGATTTGTCTGATGATTTCCTTTCTTCAGCGGCTTGAAAGATTGATACGGTTATTTTGAGGCTGTGAAAAGTACAAGGGTATGAATCTCGCAAAGTATATCCAGCCAGATTAAAATAGACGCTTAAACACTATTGATATTAGTATTAAAATTTTATTCACTATCTAACAAAATTATTACAAGTATGAAAAAACTATTATTATCAGCAGTATTGTTCCTATTGGGAATGACTGCATCGTTTGCACAGGTGAGCCTAAGCACTGGGTCAGACTATCTTAACCGACATTGGCAGTTTTCGTTGCGCGGAGGATACGACTTCGGTCTTACCCATAATGATTCATATCGTTTTCTTGATTTTAATGGTGGACCTAACTTTGGTCTCGGTATCGACCATTATTGGGAGTGGTTCGGTCTTGGCTTGGACGGTGATTATATTATGAACAAGCCCGAAATCGAATCAGGCAACCTACGTAAGAGATTTAAAGAAATTGAGACAAAGTACAAGAACGTAGAACGTATCTTCTTGGGTATAGGCCCTTCGTTCCGTCTTCCTGCTACAATTCTTCCACCATTTATGGCAGAGTTAAACCTTCGTGCCGGTATGGTGAGTATCAGTGGCGGCGAGTCTTCATTGATAGCGAAAGGTGTTCCTGCGGCAGGGGACAAGGTTCTCTATAAAGCCGAAAACATAGACTCAAAGACTCGGTTGGCAATGAAGGCACAGTTGCGTTTCTCATATTTCTTCAACGAACATGTGGGACTGAACCTTGGCGGATATTATATGCATTGCTTCAATGTTCCTTATGGCGATTATGTGTATGATCCTCAAATCGTAAAAGCTCCTCGTATGGCACAAGGCGATAATTACGGCAAGAAGTTTGGCAAGACTGATATGTCTTCCTTTGGAGTGTTCTGCGGAGTTATATTCCGTTTCAATGCCAAGAAGGCTGCTCCCAAACCACAGGTGCCCGCACCAGCACCAAAGCCTGTAGATTTTACCCTAAAGGGACGTGTTACTATCTGTGGAACGACAGAACCTGCAGTAGGAGCTACGGTAACGGTGAAATCTGGCAAGGGAAAGAAACTGTATGAACTCACTACAAACAGCCGTGGCGAGTATTCTGTATCACTCAGAGCAGACACACGCTATAGCATCTACATTACTATGAAGGAATGTCTGCCAGCAGAGGAATTCATTATCGAGAAGGGACAATACGACCCTGTAAAGACGACACTCGTAACAGTCGACCACTGTCTGACAAAGCCTAAGTTGAATGAGCCGATACGTCTCAACAACATACACTACGACTTCGACAAGGCTACGATACGTCCTGATGCACGTCCAGAGCTTAACCGCCTCGTTGAGTACCTGCTTGACAATCCTAATATTCGCGTGGAGATGTCGTCACATACCGACTCACGCGGTTCCGACGCATACAACCTGCGTCTGTCGCAGCAGCGTGCAAACTCAGTGAAGGCATATCTTGTGGAACACGGCATTGCTCCATCACGCATTGTATCAGTAGGTTATGGCGAAACACGTCTACTCAACAGATGTGCCAACGGTGTGCCTTGCAGCGAAGAAGAACACCAGCTCAACCGTCGTACCGAGATGAAGGTGATTGAGTAAGATTTATCTGTGGAATTGCCAACGCATTGTTTCTCTTGAAGCAATAGCGTTGCAATGCCACAGACATTAAATTCTAATCTGTTATGAAACCTCTGTAAAATCCAACCAAAACGGCAAAATGACAAATATAATGTTGTCAGTTGCCAGTAATAGTGTTTTGGCGGGAACGGATTTTACAGAGGTTTCTTATTACTCCTTTTATAAACAGACCGTCCTTTATTATCTCCTTTTTTGTAAAGAAAATAGCGTTAAAAAGTGATAACTGCGCTTTGACGTTGCGAAAGCGGCTCTTTTGCAATAAAATAAGATAAAAGACTGACACTGAATAAGTTACACAAGGTGGCTAAAAATGTCTCTCAAATGACAAAGAACAGTAAAAAATAACAAGATGTGTAGCTTTAGTATTAGAGAGAGTAGTAATAAGCCAAGTATAATTTATTTGGTGTGTAGTGATAGTGAAGGTAAGCAGTATAAAATATCAACTGGAAGAAAGATACTGTACAGCCAATGGAATAAACGAAAACAAGAACCTATTATTAACAGCAGCTTTAGTAATGATGTTAATAGAAGTGCTTTAGTTACCTGTCATGTATTAAATAAACTAAAAAGCGAATATCAGAATTATTTATATTATCTTTGCAGTACTAACGAAACATTTAATATTAACTTGTTGAGAAATAAAATAAACAACATCGTAACACCGTCCCTTCGCTCAAGGGACTATAATGAACAAAATATTAACTTTGAGATAGCAGAAGAAGACATGGTAAAGGGAAATATAGGAAAGACACCAAGCGCAACAAAGGCACTGGATAAAGCACTTAAACAATATATAGCAGACAGTCAAGTAAAGGAAAGTACAGCAAAAGTATATAGGTTGTTAGTAAAAAAATATAAGCGTTGGATAGTTGATGTTTATAAAGTTGATGCTATGAGTGCACTAAAGCAAGCATCATTTGATAAGTACATAGAATATTTGAAGAAAGAAGGGGAAAGCAGTAATGAAATAAATAAGCTGGTAGTAATAAAGAAATTGATAAATAATTACATCGCTAAAGGTAACAAATATGGACTAACACAAATAATATTTAACCCCTTGAAAGACAAGCGATTAAGTGATGACAGAGTAAAAGTTGAAATATTACAAGACGAGATAGAAAAGCTGGAAAATATTGTATTACCTACTGAATATCAACTATATAGAGACTTATTTATGCTGGCTATTTATACTGGGCAAAGGGTGTCAGATATACAACAAATTGCCGTAGGGGTGTACGAGAGAAAAGGAGATTTTTTGGTATTGAAGACAGTAAAAAGAGATAAGTTTGCCTATATACCACTAAGCAAAAAGGTTGAATTTTATCTAAGCAAGGTAGAAGGTAAAATAAAGCCGATGTCTGATGTAAATTTCCGTAACACCCTGAATGTCAAGATAAAAGAAATATTTAGGCTTGCAGGAATTGATAGAGAAATTACCTACATAGACGCACACCAAAAGACCATTACTGCACCACTTCACAGCATAATTAGTAGCCATTTCGCACGACATACATTTATAACATGCAGAGTAAGAGAAGGTTATACATACGAAGAAGTGGGAAAGATGGTTGGTGATACAGGAAGAGTAATTGAAAAAACATATAGCCACTTAACAGCAGACGACCATATCAATAAACTAAAGGCAAAGGCATCGTCCCTTCGCTCAAGGGACTTTAAATTAAATAACGAAGTGCAAGTAGTCAAGAAGGTAGAAGCGCAGCTAAGTTCGTTACATCAAGTTTGTAACTTTGATGATATTATAGATGAGCTGAAAGATATGCAAGGTGATAAAAGAAAAGCACTACAATATCTAAAGCAAAATAAAGTAAAGATGGTGAAATTGATAGAATATTACACAGGCAAGACAAAAGGAATGATAATAGGTGATGATGCTTTTGCTGGGTATTTAATGATGTTATGGGAGAGAAATATGAAAAATTAGCCTAAAAAACGATACTGAAAATCAATTAGTTACAAGGATTTACAAAGGGTGGGTGTATTTAAGACATTTCCACCCTTTTTTTGTGCTATTTAATACCGAAAAACACCATTTTCCACCCAATTTTTCCACCCAAAAAGGCTCAATTCCTTTTTTAATGTAGAAGAAACATTTTGCACACCGTTCATTCGTTATCGTTGTTCACGTAACTTGCTGAATGAACTTTAGATTATGGGCTTGTTCGTTCCTTTTGAAATGAACATTATTGCGTCTATTAACCGCTGAAATGATGCTTTTTGTAAGTATCTACCTTCTGAACTCTTATTAGAAAGAAGAAATATAAATATAGGTGCTATTTAATGTAGTGCCTATGTCAAATACTATCATTCCTTACAGGGATAATAGCTGAAAAGTGCTGTATAAAAGAGAGAACCAACGGCACTACACACGACAAGTATTTTTAGCTAACAGAAAAACACCGCTAAAGATACACAATTAATCTTTTGTCTGCTTAGAGGAGTGGACGTTAAACAATAAACAATATGAAAAACTCAACTGAAATTTGGAAACGAGTAATTGAAGAAAACATTGGTGAATATGAAGTTAGTAATAAAGGCAATGTTAGAAATGCTATCACTGGACGAGTACTTAAACCTTTTGAAAACACATTTGGCTATTTAATGGTTGATTTATCATTGCATGGTAGTAGAAAAATAGAAGGTATCAGTAAAAGATTATTACTTGTGCATAGACTTGTAGCAAAAGCATTCATTATTAACCCTGACCCGAAGAATAAGATACAGGTTAATCATTTGGACGAAAACCCCAAAAATAATAGAGCGGATAATTTAGAGTGGTGTACAGCTAAATATAACGCTAACTATGGCACAAGAACCCAAAGAATATCAGAAAAAAAACAGAAACAAGTACAGCAAATAGATAAAGTAACAGGTCAGATAATTTATACCTATGCGAGTGTCAAGGAAGCTAAAGAAAAGACAGGAATAGAAAGTATATCAGCTTGTGCAAGAGGTAAACTAAAAACATCTGGCGGTTACTTGTGGAGATATACAGCATAAACAAAGACAATAACTAAAAACAATAAATACTATGAAAAATATATACACAACAATAGCAGCATTATTATTAGTATTATGTGCATGCTGGAATATAAAGTGTGAAAGCGATAAAAAAGAGGTCAGAGAAAGACAAGCACAATTTCAATACTACCTACACATCAATAGCAAACCATATAAACAGAGCTTGAAACAGGATAGTATTTTTGCTTTGAGACTTGATAGTATAGAAAGACAAGCTAAAGTAAGTGAACAAAATGAACGTTAAACGCCTATTGATGCTTTATTAGAGATAAGAAGAAGTATTAAAAAGGAGGATAACCCTGTATGACAAAGTACTGTTACTTGTGTCTAACCTTCGATGTGTGTACAGGGTGCTAATATTTATAATTGGTGTTTTTATTTTATTTAGGGGCAGATATAGTATGTGATGTATTGTATTTGCCCACTTTTTTAATAACACCGATAATATAAACATCATGATAACACTGAAACAAAAATAAAATAAAATAAGAACACTATGGAAAAGAACAAAAATTTTAAATTAACTACTAACCTATCAAAATGTGGGTATGTTAGTAAAGATGATTGTACAGCAGCGATAATGAACAATAGAAAGTACTTGAAAGAAAAGGGTATGGAAACTATGCGCTTTAAAGAACAAGTGCTAACAATTGATGAGTTTGTAGAAAAAATAATAAATGGCTACTCTTTTTGCGCACTGTATAGCTATGAAGTTGGTAAGAAATTATATATCAATTCTAACGTTCGACCATATTATACCGAGCCTGTAGAAAAAGACGGCTATATGAAAAGATGTATAAAAAGAACTGATTACTGGAAAAGTACACAGATAATAAGCGTGGATATTGACGAGACTAACCACAAGGACATAGAAAAGTACTTGACACTCTTAACATACCAGCCAACTTTTACTTATACAACATTTAGCGATAAGCAGAAAAATAATGGTATGAGACGCTTTAGACTTGTGTATGTATTTGATAGACAGCTGAATAAAGAAGAATTTAAGGCACTATCAACAGCATTACATAAGAAGGTTACAAAAGACACAGTGGAAGCAGTAAAAGATAGTTGCGGAAAACGTCTTGACCAGTATTTTTGCGGTACACACACAGGAGCAGAAATATATAAGTCTTACAACATCTACACTATTGCTGACATCGAAGGTTATAATGAAGCGTTAGCCGAGTTGATGGATAGTAAAAAAGATACTGATAGCTTAAGATATGATGAAGAAATGCTAAAAGATATGAAGCATAAAGGATATAAAAAGTTCATGCAAAAGTATCATAGTAAGTATAAATATTACTATCAAAGCGAAATATGCTGGGGCGAAAATGATGTATATAAGCTGGTAGATGAAAATTTCTACTATCTTTACTTTAGCTGGAATAGAAATATTAAAGACGGTGAAGGTAGAAGAAGAAAATTAACCGCTTACGCTAAAATAAGAAGATTAATTAAACCATCTGTTACACCAAGTGAGCTATTATTTAACCTTTATATTGACCGAGAGAGATTTTTTGACAACACAGATAAACAACTTAGTATTACTTGTTTAAAAAATAGGGTTCGTGCAGCATTTGAGTGTAGCATAGAAGAAATTAAGACAGAATATGACGAAGGTAGAGAGTATGCAAAATTGGTGAAAGGTGATAAATATAGAACCAAGAAAATAGTATTTAACCCAGAATTTCTAAAAGCACAGATAGCAATAAATAAACTTGGTGTAGGGGAAAAAGTACAGAGTATAATAAATAAAGCTGTTAAAGATGCTAATTATACTGCTATTGATGAGTACTATAATAAATCTTTGAGTGTAGCCGAGAATTTGAAGAATTTGCAAGATAATGGAGTGAAGGTATGTAGAAGGACATTATATAATTATTGCAAGGATAGAGGAATTTGCACAAGTAACGTAGAACAAATTATTAGCCTTCTTGATGTAAATTTGTCAGTTCGGAAAAATTTGGAAGTAGTTAAAGCAAATGGAATAAGGGTAGGAGATAAGAAAATACAAAAGCTACTCAAACAATTAAAAGGTGAGAGTGTAGCGAACGAGGGCAACGAAGTAAGCGGAACGATAAATAATGTAAGTGGAAGTTACTGTCCTCAAGACAGAGTAACTGACACAAATACATCTGATATAGTATATAATAATACTATTATATATAAAGATTGCACAAATGACTACACTTCAACTATTCCTACCCAAAACGACATTATTAGCGACTTTGAAGAGGAGCTGGCAAGATTAGAAGCTGATAGTTACTTTAAAGAAGTAACGGTAAACGAAACAGAAGAGGATATGGAACTGAAACTAAAAACACCTTCTTTTGGCGATATAGCAGAAGAGGAAAGAGAATTTAACAACGACAACAACGAACAAGATACCAATACAGACGATATTAGAGGTTGGAAATTTGATTTTGGCGTATTTGGTAGAAGTAACAGTCAATCAATTTAAACGACAGCAACAATGAAAAAGAAAATAGACGAAAGCAGAATAGAGTATGCAGCATTGACCATTAACACTGACAACATAGAGAACAGGAGCGAAGCGGTTATAGACGATGGCGAGTATATACGAAGTCATTGGCAGAAGAATATAATCAAACATCAACCACCAATAATACGTACAATGGAGGACTTAGGAAGGTTGAAAATTGATGAAATTACTTAACAACATTAACGTAGACCCTATTTCCTTTCGTCCTGTTGCGTTGTATGTATGTTTGTGTATATTAATAAGGTGGAATGTAACAACGTCTTATAGAGCTTTAAAATGGTTTGTTCGTATTTCTATCTATTTCTGCTTTACTACTACACACACGAACTACCTACTTAGAATGTGAAAAAGTGTTAATTCTCTATATTCTATGCTCTGAAACGATGTAGAATGTAGGTAGAACGACACAGATACTTTATGAGTAGATAGAGAATTATTTTACCAACCTATATACTATCAACACAAAGACCCGAAATAAAATGTTAAGCAATGTTAAATCAGTCTTAATATGGTCTTGTAATGTGTGAATATGACGGTTAGAAAGGTAGTCAATTCTTTATTTACAGAAAGAATTATTTATTATTGTTTATATGTTTATTTAATCGTGTTGGTATAGGTAGGTTATTTCTGCTTGCTTATACCTTCACACCTATTTACACATACTAACAATACAATACAGAACAACAAACAATGCCAACAATTTATAAACCAAAGAAAAAAGGAACAGTAAACAATCAAGCCTTCTATCAACTACGAAGAAAGGAAAGGCAAAAGATATATAATACAACTACATGGCAAAGGCTAAGACTATCATATATGCAACAACACCCACTTTGTGAAGAATGCCTAAAGAAGGGTATTATTAAGTCAGCGAAAGATATACATCACATTATTAGCTTTATGACAACTGATGACATGTGCGAAAGGGAACGTCTTGCATTTGATAGTAGTAATTTACAGGCGTTGTGTAGAGAGTGTCATAACGAAAAACATAACAAGAAAGGTAGCAAGTCAAGTAGCACATTAGGTAGTAAGTAAGACATAAGTCCCTTGAGCGAAGGGACGATAGAGCATCATTCAAGTTTTACTTTACCCCCCCCGTGTATCTTTCTGACTATCAATGAGTTAGACCCCTTTCCCACTCTAATTTACACGCACTGACCATTTTATGTAGAATTATTTGGAAAAAATGAAAAAAGAAGAGGCAATAAGAAATTTTGATGCTGTACTGAAAGATAACACAGTAGATAAGCTAATGAAATATCTAAGTGATGAACTACTGGCTATTAAAAGAAAGTAGCCAATGATAATGAATAAACAAATAAACAATGGAAGTAATATTATACAACACAGAGTTAGTAATAAAAAATTTCTAAACGACAGCTACAATAAATAATATAAAGTAGCATAGCAGATAGTTCAGACAATATTATGAGCTGGACAACATAGTAATAAACATTTAAATAATAATTAATTATGATAGATTTACAAATACAATTACCAAAGAGAATATCAATACATTGTTACCGTGCATTATGTAATTATGTTATGGTAGACACACTAATAGCAGGCACAAAGCTAATATTAGAAAAAGGCTGGCGAGGTAAATTCGAGGCTGAACGACAAGACGAGAAAAAAGAAAAAGAATTGCATCAATGGCTGTCTGACAATGACATAAAGGTAGACAGAAGGTGTAAGTATTTGACTGACAAAGAGAAAGCTATATTACGCCCACTATATGAGAATGCAGGTTACACAATAGATAGGTTAAAGGAGTTGAAAGATACACATGCCTATAAGATGTTATTAGATATAGCCTACGAAATATTCAACTAATAACCTTTTCTCTAATACCATGACAAACAACACTAATTTACATAAAGCTAAGCAGAAAAAAGATGACGAATTTTATACACGCTTAGAGGACATAGAAAAGGAGCTTAGCCATTATGTGCAGTACTTGGTAGGTAAAGTAATATATTGTAATGCAGATAGTGAAGAAAGCAACTTTTGGAAGTATTTTACAAGCAACTTTCAGAAACTACAAATAAAGAAAGTAATTGCCACATCTTATAATAGTGCTGGTAATGGTGAAATGTTAGAATATGATGGCAAGCGAGTAATAAAGAAGTCGTTAGTAGGTAATGGCAGCTTTGATAGTCAAGAGTGTAAAGCAATATTAGAGAAAGCAGATATTATCGTTACTAACCCACCTTTTAGCTTGTTCAGACATTATATAGATACGATAAAGGATAAAGATTTTTTGGTTATCGGTAGTATTAACGGTGCAGCATATAAAGATATTTTTCAGTTAATAAAAGATGGCAAGGTAAGAATAGGGCATAACGTACCCAGCAAATACACAGGGGTAAATGGCGAGCAGAAAGGTGTAAGATGTTGCTGCTGGTTTACAACATTGCCAGTAGTTAAGCCAGAATTAGAGCTAACAAAAAAGTATAATGCTACTGACTACCCTGTTTATGACAATTACCCAGCTATCAATGTAAATAAGTACTGTGATATACCGAATGACTACAAAGGAGCTATGGGTGTTCCAGTTACTTTTTTAGCAAAGCACTACACAGGACAATACAAAATACTTGACCTATTAATGAACCCGATAGTAGGTGGTAAGAAGATATACAAAAGAATATTAATACAATGACAACTAACAATACTAACATAGAGATACGACCTTTTGTTATTGGCTATATAGCTGGTGTAAGAAGGTATCTGAAGAGAGAACACAAAAAGGTAAAGCCAGAGTGGGAGGGTGTAATAAATACACTTGCTTATAACATGGAAATGGAGGCACGAATAAAGGATAAATTACAGGAAGATGGGTTAATGGTTAAAGATAGATACGGTAACTGGAATAAACACCCACTACTACCTATCCTCAATTCATTTCAAGTACAGATATTTAAGTGTATCAGCGAGTTAGGATTATCACCAAAGGCTGCAAAAAAGTTAGAAGAGCCGAAGGTAGAAGAGCCAAAGGAAGAGCCGAATTTTTTACAACAACTAAACGATAACAACTAAACGATAACGACTAATGAAAAGAGTACAACAAAATAGCAAATTAAGTATCAAGCCACATAATTATTATCCTGGAGATAGTAGCTATGTCTTATTTTACACTACTAATCCTTCATTTGGTACTATTATTAGAAAAATCGACGATGAAGAATATATGGAGTTGAGCTGGGAGCAGCTTAAAATGATGGGTAAAGGTGTTTTGCAATATAAAGTAAACAATACTGGATATGCAGATGACTATATAGTTACTACTGACTATTACATTGACACTAATATAACAGCAGACGATAATATAACAATCGAAGAAGTAGTAGAGGTGGTTAAAAAGTCAGCTATTGAGAAGGTAGATAGGGCGATAGCAGACAAAGTTGCAAGTGTTGATAGCGAAGTTAATAAAGTAAAAGAGCAAATAAAGCAACATCAACTACAAAGCGACAACCTAATAACTTCTCAACTCAATGCACTACCTTCTATGATACCTACTATTGACAGTGAAGGATATGTAAGCGAGTATAACACCACGACACACCAGCACCAAAAGACAACAAAGAACTTGAAAGGTGCTAAGGGTGATAAAGGCGAAAAGGGTAAAGATGGGTTTCTAAAGCAGGTTACACAAGAAAAGAACGACACAACCTTTGCTTTGATACCTAATGTTATGCATGTCTGGGGTAAAGTAGAAACACTAACGCTTACGCTAACGAAAAACCCAAGAGCAGATATAGTAAGTGAATATGCCTTTCAGTTCTCATCACCTACTAATAAAGCAACAACATTATCTATCAGCGATGTTAAGTGGCTAAATAACGAAGTGCCTATATTAAGAGCTGGGAAGACATATCAAGGAAGCATAGTAAACGGTGTAATAGTAATGATGGAGGCTTAGCAATATGAGTACTTATAGGAGACGACTAACAGCAAGAGCCAATAAATTAGTGTTGGGCATTGATTTTAGCAAACAGCCTGATAATGAATTGTGGTACATTACGACAGATGGGAAGAAAGTTGATAGTTCAGAAAGAAATTTAATAGGTGGATATAACAAACAAGAGGGATTAAGTGTCGTTTCACATACTTACGAAAATGGTATAGGAAAGGTGCGATATAGTGCAGCTGTCGTAAAGTTCGGAGAGGGTGTCTTTAGATTTATTAATAATTGTTTATTAGTATCTGTGCCAAGAAAGGTAAGTTTAATTAGTGCTTTTTCCTTTGGAGAAAACAACAGTCAGATAGGCTGTTTAGTGTTATTAAGAGGCACTAAAGTTGAATATAACACACAATTTGTACCATATATTAAAAAAGCCCTATATGTACAGCCTAATTGTGCACAGTACTATAAAGATAATTTCCCGAATATAGAAGTTATAGAAAGAGCAATATAAAGGATAACAAATACTATGATAACACAATACAGAAAAGGTGATAATATCTATAATGGCAGCTATATTATTACTGACACTAACACAACAATACTTAACCCAACCCACGAAATACTTATCGAAAATGGGTATGTAAAAGAGGTTATAGAAGAAAATACATTAGAACAAGCGATAGCATTAAAGGTAGAAGAAATAAAAGCATACGATAACAGTAATAATGTTAATTCTTTCTTGCTTAACGGTGTGGCAGTATGGATAAACAGAGAAGATAGAATAGGTACACGAAGGGCGATAGAATTAGATATAGAAGCAGGTAACGAAGTCAGCGAAATTTGGTTACAGGGTATGAGATTGCAGGTAAACAATCAATTAGCACTAAAGCTACTGGACAAAGTCGAACATTACGCCTTCACTGCTTATAACATTACACAGCGACATATTCATAACATTAAGCAGAAGACAAGTATCGAAGAAGTAAACAAATACGACTACACACAAGGCTATCCAAAGACATTAGAGCTTAGCACAACATAATAAATAGCTAATACGATATGATAGACAAAAAATATACCTCTTATGCTAATGATGTCGTTGCAGGTAAAGTAGTAGTCTGTCAGTATATACGCTTAGCATGCCAACGTTACTTAAGCTGGTTCAACAAGGAGGATAGATATTTTGACACTAAAGCAGCAGATAGAGTAGTTAAATTTTTAGAATTATTACCACAAAGTACAGGAAAATTTGCAGGTAAACCACTACAATTACAAGCATGGCAAAAGTGGGTAATTTATTCTATTTTTGGCTTTAAGCGGAAAAAAGATGGTAAGCGAGTAGTAAGAGAAGTTTATATCGAAGTAGCAAGAAAATGTGGAAAATCAACCCTTGCTGCTGGTATTATGTTATATTGTTTAACGGCTGATGGAGAGAACGAAGCCCAGATTATCTTTGCTGCTAATTCATATTCACAGGCACAGCTTGCTTTCACGATGTCGAAGAATTTTATCAGCAACTTAGATAAAAAAGGTAAGCTATTTAAGACATATCGAGACCAGATACGCTTTCCATCTACAAAGTCAGTTATGAAAGTAGTTAGTGCTGATGCTGATAAACTGGACGGCTTAAATTGTAGTGGTTTTGTTCTTGATGAATACCATGCAGCAAAAAGTAATAGTGTAGCGAATGTATTAACAAGTAGTGTAGGTATGAGAGAACAGCCACTAATGCTATATATTACAACTGCAGGTTTTGACATGACTAATCCATGCTATCAATTACGAAGTACTTACATTGATATTCTTGATGGGAAGTTACAAGATGATAGTATTTTTGCAGCCATCTATACACTTGATGATGGAGACGACATAGAAGACGAGGAAGTTTGGGTAAAATGCCAACCGAACCTAAATTTAACTGTTACTTCTGAATACATACGCAGCCAACTTAACAAAGCAAAGAACTCACCTCTTCTATTAACTAATTTCAAGACAAAGCTAATGAATATCTGGTGTAGTAATGCAAATGGCGAATGGATAGGTAGTAATTATATTCAACAATGTACAGCAACAATCGACTTATCAGATAGTATGTTTAGTGGCTGCAGCGGTTATCTTGGCATTGACTTAAGTAGTACATCTGACCTTACAGCTATTTCGCTTATGATACCACTTGACGATAGGTATTATTTCAAAAATTGGTATTATCTGCCAGAAAGTGCATTAACGGAAGGTGCTAATCGTGAGAAATATGCACAGTGGAAGCGACAAGGCTGCTACCTAAATATTACAAGTGGCAATGTCGTAGACTACAATAGAGTAATTAGCGATATAGAGGAAATAAATAAGATAATACCAATCGAAGCAATCAGTTATGACCAGTGGCAGAGTACTATGGCTATCATACAACTAACCGAAAAAGGCTTTTATTGCCCACCATACAGCCAGACAATAGGAGCATTAAACAAGCCCACCAGATATATGGAGATTATAGCGAGAAGTAATAAAGCAGTATTTGATGATAACCCTATAATTAGGTGGAATTTTGCTAATTGTGAGATTATCGAAGATAGCAACGGAAATATTAAACCCACTAAGATAAACAAGGATAGCCAGAAAAAGATAGACGGTATCCATGCTATGCTTAATGCACTTGGTAATTACTTACAACAGCCACAATACGACAACACAATAACAGGCTTTACTTACTAATACAATGATAACACAATGAAATTTTTAGGATATACAATAAACAAAGATAAACCAGAAAAAAGGGAAGTAAACATATACAACCCGAACTTATCAAATTCTTTACAATATGGCTTAAGTGGTAGCAAAAACACAGCATTATCATTATCTACTGTCTATTCAGCGGTTAATCTTATCAGTGATGCTATCGCTTGTTTGCCTATTACTATCAAAGCAAGGAACAATGAAGGTATAAGCGAATTAGATACTCACCCACTAAAAGATATTTTCAGCAACAACTTAACAACTAAATATACACTGTTTAAAACAATATTGCAGAGTGTACTATTAAAAGGAAATGCTTATTGTTATATTGAAAGGAAAGGTGGAAAAGTAGTTGGCTTAAGATATTTGCAGCCAGAAGATGTGCAGATATATTACAGAAAAGAAACAAAAGAACTTTACTATACTTGCAGCTATATAGGCGGTACAAAGAGGATAATGCCTTCTGATATGCTACACTTCTTAAAATATACAGTAGATGGTGTACAAGGTATCAGTGTATTAAGCCATGCAAGAAGGTCATTAAATATCGCTAACCAAACAGAAAATACAGCAGAAACATTCTTTAGTAGTGGGTGTAACTTGAATGGCGTTATTAAAGTACACAATAACCTATCAAATGAACAGAAGCAAGACATAGCAACATCATGGCGTACAACCTTTGGTGGTGGTAATACAAGTGGCGGTGTAGTGGTAGTACCTTCAAATATGGACTATCAGCCTATCAGTGTGAGTGGTGAAGATGCGCAAATGTTACAGAGCCGACAGTATAACGTAGCAGATATAGCAAGATTTTTTAATATTAGCCCTGTACTACTTGGCGACTTATCAAATGCTGGTTACTCAACAATCGAGGCAACTAACTTACAATTCTTAAGCTATACACTTAACCCATATATTGTAATGATAGAGGAAGAATTGAACAGAAAATTAGTAAGTGGTGGTGAGAACTTAGAAATAAATCTTGACGAGACAGCAATACTAAGAACTGACAAAGCACAACAAGCAAGTTATTATAGCACATTGTTAAGTATGGGTGTATTAAGTATCAATGAAGTACGAAAAGAGCTTGGTTTAAATGCTGTGGAAGGTGGGGATAATCACAACTTGGCTTATAATGATGTGTCAAAAAGTAATATAGCAGGTACAGAAGAATAAAGTTAATCTATATAAAGTAATACTATGACAAAAGAACGAGTAGAAAGACGCTCTGCCAGTATTAGTAGTATTAACGTTGATACTCGCACAGTTGAAGGGTATGCTATTGTCTTTAATAGTCAGTCAGAAGATTTAGGCTTTAGAGAAGTAATAGCACCGAGTGCAGTAACCGAAGATACTATTAATACATCGGACGTTTTTTGTCTATTTAATCACAACCCAGAAAAGGTATTGGCAAGAAGTAAATATGGTGAAGGGAGTTTATCATTAACGCTTGACGAAAAAGGTTTAAAATATAGCTTTGAAGTACCTAACACTGAACTGGGAAATGAACTTTTAGAGCATGTCCGAAGGGGCGAAATTGACGGAAGTAGCTTTGCATTTATTGTATCGAGTGAAGATGGCAGCGAAGTATGGGAAAATATTAACGGTACTACACACAGGACTATAAATAAGATAGAATGTCTTGTAGATGTCAGCCCAGTATGGACACCAGCTTATAGTGCGACAAGTGTAAGTGCAAGAGCGTTAGAAAAATTAAATCAAATGGAACAGGAAAAGTTAGAACAGTTGGAAAATGAAAAAGACATTAAGCCAACAGAAGAGCAGGTAGAGGAAGTAGAGTCCCTTGAGCGAACGGACGATGAAACAACCAATACCGAAGAAGAAATCGAAACAAAGGCTAACGAAGAGGAAGAAGTTAAGCCAGAGGAAGAAGAAGAAAAAGACACCGACACTACACAGGAAGAAGTAGTAGAGGAAGAAGACAAGGAAACACGTAACCACAAATTTATTAATCAAAGACAAACAATGAAGCAAAGATTTTCACTTTTAAAAGCTATCAAGGCGGTAGCAGAGAATAGAAGTATTGATGATATTACCGCAGCAGTTAATAACGCTGGTATGAAAGAGATGCGTAAAGCAGGGCTAAACACCATTGGTCAAATCTACCTACCAACCGAAAAGCGTGCTGTTAGCGTAGCAACCGAAGGAGTAGATGTAGTTGCTACTGACCTTTACGATATCATCGAGCCATTACGAGCAAAGAACGTATTGCTTAATGCAGGTGCTAAGTTCTATACTGGTCTTTCTAATAATGTACAGTTGCCAGTTATGACAGGGGCTAATGTTGGCTGGGCAGGTGAAGTAGGCGAAGCAGCAGATGGTGGTACTTCTTTTAGTAATGTACAATTGACACCTAAACGCTTAACCGCTTTCGTTGATATTTCTAAAATGTTACTTGCACAGGATAGCATCGGCGTTGAGAATGCAATTAGAATGGATTTAATTAATGCTATTAACAGCAAATTAGAGCAGACTATTTTAGGCAAGGAAGCTAAGACAGCAGATAAGCCAGCAGGAATGTTTAACGGAAAGACACCTACTAAAGTAACAGATTTTGAAGGCTTGGTATCACTTGAAGCACTTGTAGAGGAAAAGAATGTACTGGGTGATATTGCTTATATTGCAAGTCCTTCTGCTAAAGCATCTTTCCGTAACATGATGAAGGGTAGCAAGGGTACAGCACAGCTTGCATATATTGATAGTTCACTTGACGGTACGCCAGTTTATTCTACCTCAAATGTAGCTGCTAAGCAGTTTATTGTTGGAGACTTTAGCAACTTGGCAATCGGTCAGTTCGGAGGCATTAACTAATATACTTCTACTGGTATATCAGTGTCGCTTAGTAGTAATACTAAGTAAACCCGAATTAAAATAAGAAAATCTTTTCTAAAACGCTGGAAATATTATAACAAAGTAAATCAGCGTCTCTATTAAAAAGAGTTCAACGACTAAACAAAAGAACCCCAGTAAATTAGTATTGGGGATATGATATAGTCTAAACGGTATAGAAATATACTGATAACGAAAATAAAGTGATATTACAGTAGACCCATTCAGCAAAGCAAGTGCAGGTATGGTACGTTTGGTGGTTAATGCTTACTTCGATGCAACTATGATACGTCCAGAGGCATTCCAATTCGGAACTTTTCAAGCATAACATTTAAATAGATAAGCCATGCACTTGCAATTAGACCAAATAAAGAAACATCTAAATATTGATGTAACATTTCATGACGATGACGAGTACTTATGTGATTTAGCGGTGGTGGCTGAAAAGGCAATAGAAAAGCACATAGATAATACATTTGATAATATTATGTCTGGTGAGGGTGGAGAAATACCGCCCCCACTGGTACATGCTATGTTATTATTTATTGGGCACTTATACAGCAATCGTGAACCTATCGCCTTTACATCTAACACTGAAATATCCTATACTCTTTCCTACCTGCTTGATATGTTCAGAAATTACAAAGGAGGACAGAAATAATGAGAGCAGGACTATTAACAGAAAAAATATCTATCTATCGTACTGACATAATACAAGGTGAAGATGGTGCAACTAACGACATTCATACATTTATTACATCAACCCGTGCCAATGTTATAAGTAAAGGTGGAGCAAGAACGATAGAGAATGACGAAGTTGTTTATCCATATACTTTTGCTTTTGAAGTCTGGGGATATATAGAGATACAAGAACACACCGACTACATTATGTGGGGAAAGAAAAAATATCGTGTCCTTTCTGTAATTCTTGACAAGGTGCAGAACAAAAAAACTATTGAAACGGAAGTAATAAATGAGTAATGATACTATTAGCTTGGAAGGTATCGAAGCATTAACCGAGAAATTCTCACAACTCAACGGTAAAGAACAGAAAAAAGCTAAAAACACAGCTCTAAAGAAAGCAGCACAGATAATAGTTAAATCAGCTAAGCAAAGTTTATCCACTGTTACAAAGCACAACAGAACACCTAACTACTGGAATGGAAAGACACTCGAAAGCGGTATCAAGGTAGGAAAGATAAAAGATGATAACGACTTAAAGGTACATATTATGGGTGATTTTCGTCTTAAGTTCTTTCAAGCAGGTACACAACTAAGAAAAAACAAAAAAGGTGCAGTTCGTGGTGCTATGAAGAGGACTAATTTTTTCGGAAGTGCAGTTAATAGTTCATTACCCATAGCTGAAAAAGCAATTGATACAGAATTTCAAGCAGCAGTTAATAAAATATGGGATAAGAGATGAAAAATTTGCAGATAGGAAGGGTAGTAAGAAAATTATTGCTTAGACATCAACCACTTGCAGGCGTAGTAGGTAACAAAGTATTTCCACTTGTTGCAGAAAAGGGTACAACATTTCCTTTTATTGTCTATCGAAGGGAGAGCGCAACACCTACTACCAACAAAGACAGGTTAATTTATGACATTGACAGTACCGTTAGTATCATTGTTGCAAGTGATAATTACACAAACAGCATTGATATAGCAGAATGTGTCATAGATGCCCTGTATATTGAGCACGAATTTGTAGAAGCAATGGAAATATTAGACATAGAGCTAATAAATGCAGAAGAAAGGTATCAAGAAGAGACCTTTATACAACAACTAACATACAAGATAAAAATAAAATAATAATATATGGCAAATGTAATTAAAGGACGTGATTTGATGCTGTTTATTAATGGCAAGTCAATCGCTTTCGCTACTTCACACAGTCTATCTATCAGCATGGACACAACAGAAACTACCAGCAAAGACAGTGGCGGTAAGTGGGTAACAAGTAATGCTGGTAAAATATCATGGGAAGTAAAGACAGAGAACCTTTTTAGCAATGATGGAGAGGGTGTAACTTTTGAAAACCTATTTGACTTGATGACAGCACAAACACCTATTGACGCAGTATTTGCGTTAGAGAAAAATTCAGCAAATAAAGCAGCAGAAGTGGCAAAGGGTGGCTGGTTACCATCAACAACAGGTACATTTAGTGGAAAGGTTATCTTAACTTCACTGGAAGCAAGCGCACCTAATGAAGATAATGCAACTTTTAGTGCATCATTTGTAGGTACTGGGGAGTTGAAGAAGGTAGCAACACCACGAGGATAAAATAAATAACAAAGTCTATCCAATAGAGTAGACAATATGATGACATAAGGCAGTACATTTAATCTATTAACAGGTTGAGTGTATTGCCAATAATTTTTTAAACAACAAATACTATGACAACGATAACAATTAACGGCAAAAAATATAACTTGAAGTATTCAGTTAGGGCTATGATGATGTTTGAGCAGGTAAAAAATGAAATGTTTAGCTTAAAGTTACTAAGCGACCAATATTTATTTCTCTATTGCTTGATACTTGCAGGAGATAACAAAGATAATGACTTGACCTTTGATAAACTACTTGATGCAATAGATAAAGACCCTTCTATTTTCTCTCAATATGCTAAATTTATGGAACTCGAAACAGCAAGACAGAGGGAAATGCAAGATAAAAATGCAAGTAAGGAAGGAGACACCGGAAAAAACTAAAAATCGCTGATATTTTTGCTATACTTGTTTATCAAGGTGGACTAAGCCCAGAATATGTACTTGATAAGATGAGTTTTTATGAAATGCACATCTTGATACAGAAATTATATTACAAGAACTTAAATAGCTGGGAGCAGACAAGGCAATTAGCATTTATATCAGCGAAAGTAATGGGTGGAATAAAAACAGATAGCCCACAGAAATTTATGCCTTTTTCGTGGGATAGTGTTGTAGATAGTGATAATGATAATACAGCACCAACAGAAGAGGATAAGAAAAGGTTAATTGAGAAAGCGAGACAATATGGCACAAGAATTAGTAACAAAGATTAGGCTTGACGATAAGCAATTTAAAAGCATCATTGATAAAGTCAAAGGAGAAGTAGCCAGTACAGAAAACACCTTCAAAAGTAGCAGTGGAAACATTAAAGCTGAACTAAAAGGCATACAAACAGAGCTTAGTAATATGCTTTTGAATGGTGTAGACCCGAGTAACGCTAAATTTCAAGAACTGGCAGCTCGTGCAGGTAGTATAAAAGATGCTATGGGTGATGCCAGTGCAGTAGTAAATGACTTTGCAAATGATACAAGGGGCTTAGCAGGTGTCTTAGATGTTGCAGGTAGTGGAGTAAGTATTTTTCAGACTTATGCTGGGGCTTTGGCTATGTTTGGTGTTGAGTCCGAAAATGCAAACCAAGTATTAGCTCAACTTGCAGGGGCTATGTCAGTACTTAACGGCATTCAGACATTACAATCTACTATGATGGACCAATCAAGCGGAACATACAGGGCTTATCATAGTTTATTACGTATGCTTGGAATTGAACAAACAAACACAGCAGCATCAACAAGTACCAATAGTGCAGCGATAGCAAGTAATAGTGGCGTAGTCAGTGCGAATAGTGTAGCCATCGAAGCAAATGCAGTGGCTAATAAAGCAAATAGCAGTTCTGTTAGTGATAATACGGCAGCCATAACAGGTAACATTACAGCAACAGAAGGACATGCAGTAGCCAAAGGAACAGAAACAGTAGCACAAGAAGCTAATGCAGTGGCAACTACAGCAGGAACAGCAGCTACAAAGGGTATGACAGTCGCACAGAAGGCAGCAGCAGTAGCAAGTAAAGGACTTAAGATAGCATTAAACAGTATTGGTATTGGGCTGTTAATTGGTGCAATAGGTTACTTAATTAGCTATTGGGAAGAAATTGTCGGCTGGTTTACTCGCACATTTCCTATCTTAAATAATCTTGGAGGTGCTTTTGATAGAATTAAACTAATTGCTGCTGGTGTCGGTAATTCTATTCTAAAGTTTGTTATTGCGCCATTCAAAGTATTAGCGTCAGTAATTAGTGATGCACTTAGTGGCAATTGGGATAAATTAGCAGGTAATGCACGGAAAATAGCAGCAGAAGGAGCTAATATAAAAGATAACTATAAAGAGGGTTATAAGTGGCAGCAAAAACAACAGAATAATAGAGATGCAGCTAACAAAAGAAAATCAGACCTTGAGAAGCTCGATGCTGATTTTAAGAGCAAGGAAAGACAAGGACGAGTAACAGCAAAGGATAGATTAGCTTATTTTCAGAAAAAGGCAAAGTTGGAAACAGACCCAGCTAAGAAAAAAGAAGCCGAAGATTATGCAATAAAGGCACAAGATGATATTAAAAAAGAAGCACAAAAGGCAGCAAAAACCAAGACACCAAAGGTAAAGAAGCCTAAAGTAGCAAAGCCTAAGAAAGATAATGATGCAGAGAAAGCGAAGCAGGAACAAGAACAACTAAAAGCTACTCTGTTAAATAATGGAAATGCACTCGAAAAGACAAGCAGGGATATTGCAAAAAATGAATTAGATGCACAAAGAAAAGCTGTTGATGAAGTTGCAATTTTGACGAGTAAAGGCTTATTTGACCGTATTACTTACTATGACGACTACTATACACAAAGAGAACAGCAGATAGAAGATGAGAAAACAGCAGATATAGAAGCTATCAACTATAAATATGCGGAACTTGCTAATAAAGCACATGGTAACGCAGAACTTGAAAAGCAAATAAACGAACAGAAAGCACAAGAACTTGATAACCTAACATCTAAGTATCTATCAACCTATCAAATACTAAACGCAGAGAGAGCAAAGAGTATAGAAAAGGCACAAGATGAGCTGAAAGAAGTAAACGAGAAGGGAATTAAGCCGATACGAGACGAAGTTAAGAAGATGTTAGATAGCTTGAAGGGCAGCAACTTTGAAATAGCGATAGACTTTGACTTAGATACAGCAACACTTGAGCAACTAATTGAACTAAAGAAAAAAGCTACTGACAATACCGAGCAGAAGAAAAATATTGAGGAGTTAGGCAGTGCAATAGAAAGGTTCAGCAATGGCAGTATTCGTTCTTATCTTGACGATGCGAAGGCGTTATCATCATTATTTAGCAATAAGCAAGCAAGTGATACAGATAAAATGGCAGCAAGTATGGTAGCTATGGGTAGTGCATTAACGCAATTGGGCGAAGATAGTGGAGCAGCTAAGGCAGGGCTTATTTTATCAGCTATCGGACAAATAGTATTAGGCTTTGCACAGGCGACATCTAAAGAAGCTAAGTTAGGTATTTGGGGTTGGATAGCAGCGATAGCAAGTGGAGCTGGAGTAATGGCAGCAACAATTAGCCAGATTAAAGGCTTTAGTCAAGGTGGTATATTCAGCGGTAATAGTGTAGTCGGTGATAATAATATTGCCAGAGTAAATAGTGGCGAGATGATACTTACTAAGACACAACAAAGCAACCTATTTCGACTTCTTGATAATAATACTGCTGGTGGTAATGTTAGTGCAGGTACTGTCAGAGTGAAAGGAAGTGATTTGTATATTGCATTATCCAACTACTCAAAGGTAAAGTCAAAGGTAGGTAAATTCACTGGCATTAAATAGTAAAAGAATATGATATTAAAAGGAGAATTTTCGAACAAAGATAATATTAGGTATTCAGTGCTGATAGATAATGGTATAGCTGATAGTAAAGAAATAATCATTGGTCAAGACGGTATCTATTTTGCTGCTGAACCTATTACTATCGAAGAGGACATAGACAGCACATTTGAGACGATAATAAGAAAGTCATGTACAATTAACTTACTGACGGAAAACTTTTTAGGTGGTGAGTTGTATGCAGGTAATAGCAGAAATATTAGGGTCAATGTCAGAAAAGGAGATGAAATAGTCTTTGCTGGATATGTAGAACCTAATACCTTCTCTCAACCTTTCGTATCAGCAGTAGACGAATTTAGTATTAACTGCACTGATGCTCTTTCGACACTTCAATATTATAAGTACAAAGACACAACCTTAAAGACATTCGATGAGGTACTGAATAATGCTAAGTCGGCTAATTTTAAAGAGATATTGTTAGGTATGTTCGGTGAATTTAATGCTTTGGATATACAGGGTAATAACACACCAAAAATACTCTATGACATATCGAAAGGAGTTGCAAAAGGAAAAGAAGGTAGCATTTTTAACGACCTTGCAATATCAGAACTATACGTATTAGGTGAAGACTTCGATAGTGTATGGAGTAATGAAGAGATATTAGGGGAAATGCTGAAATATCTTAATCTGCATATTCGACAAGAGGGGCTGAACTTCTATATTTTTGACCTGAATACGATAAAAGACAGTAGAAGTGCTTGGATAGATATAGTAAGTGGAGAAATACAAAACTTCATACCTTCTAATATTACCATTACGGGCGAACATTATGCAGAAAGCGATACCAGTATTTCCGTTGGCGAGGTATATAACCAAATAAGCGTTAATTGTAACCTCGAAAATCAAGATGTCCTAATTGATAATCCACTAAGCGATGCAGTAAGTCATTTCAAGTCAAAGCAGCTATATATGACAGAGTATATCAGCGAGGGTAGCGGTGATGATGCTAACGATGCTTTTAATAATATGGTAAAGGGTAAAGCAACGAAGTATAAAAAGGCGGGTACTTATGATTGGTATATACAAAATCTTTACCACCCGAACTGGAAGCTGAAAAATGCTGACAAGATGTATAGCAAGAATGAACAGGGAGAGTACATAGAGCAACAAAATACAGCAAGATACTTAAAAGAAAATTCATTAACGCCAGCAATGTTTAGAATTGGCAACATCAAGAAGCAAGAAAATGCAACCGACAATAGAATAGTATCTAAAATACCTATGAGCGATTACTTGTATATATCTATCAATGGTAACGAAGATGACAGCAAAGAGGGACATTTTCCGAGTGATAAATACCTAAAAGACAATGCAGGAATAATCGAATATACGGGCAAAAGTAGTGGTGGTGTATTTAGTCCAGTTGATGATGACACAACTAATTACTTGGTATTCAGTGGAAAGTTACTGTTACAGCCTATTTGTTATGAAAGCGGTGTACATAATGCTATCAGAGTACCTTGCTATGATGATATTCTTAGGTATGGTGCAAGAAAGACAGAAGGAAAAAAAGCAGTTGTGCCAGATTACACAGGAAAAGTAGGAAAACCAACAAAAGCAAAGGTTAATTTAGTTAAGTCAGATAACAATAGAGAGGGTAGATATTACACCAGAAAATTTTATAGAGCAGCAAGTAGCACTGATTATCCAACATATTTAGCTGGTGGTACAGGTATTCAAGTATGGACAGATGATAAGAGTGCACATGGTTACGAGTTCCAATATTCTGGCGTTGATGACAATAGCGACAAGATTAGTAAGTTGCCCATTCTGGAATGTGAGTTACAAGTAGGCGATAAATACTGTGTTGAGACGCGAATAGGCACTAATGGAGACACAAGTAGTACGTTTGAATGGCTGACTTTGAAAGAAATTAAGAAAATACCAGAATTGAAGCAAGTAATAGATGGTAAAGAATATTATAAAACGACATTTTCGCTTGGCGTTAATCCTAAAATTGGAAATTATATAATCGGTGATGAGTTCGACATTCAAAATACAGTCGATTACACCATGAACTTAGATGTAGAAGGAACAGCAATACCAATACGACGTTCAGATGCACTTAGTGGAACAATGAAGTTTAAGATTATATCACCAGTACAGCTAATGTGGAATGATGTAAGTGCTACAAAGCGAGGTTTTTTATTCTGGAAGTCTACTAAGTGGTCAGATAGCAGTAAATATATCTTAGCACATACAGAAAATATCATTATCAAAGACTTCAAATGTAACATTGTCAGCGACTTTGGAAAAAAGAACTTGACGGAAGATAAAGATTTGGTGTATTCAAGCGCAGAAGTAGGTAAGTTTATAAATAACTATGAAGCTGATTTTAAATTAGTTACACAGCTAAGTAGTAATGAATGCTTTGCGAAAGGTGTAAATGCTGGTGTCTTGTTAAATGCTGTCTTTGATGATAATACTAAGCTACCTATCACTTCTATCTATAATGCAACAACAAACGAAGTGGCAAAAGCAGAAGAACACTATATAGATGCTTATTATAAAGAGTATAGCAAGCCAAAAGTAGTAATGGAGTGTAGTTTTATAGATAGCGATATAGATTTCAAGAACAAGTATTACAGCGAAACATTAAAGAAGCATTTTACTATCCAATCAATTAGCAGGAATATAGTAAATAATTCAGCGCAAATAGTAATGAAGGAGATATAAGAAATGATAGAAATAGTATCATATAGCAAAAAGAAAAACACAACAAGTAACACCACTGGGACAGGTAATAGTTCTGGTGGTGGGACTACTTCTAATAAAAATGGCACTGGAAAATTAGAAAAACATCTACTTTGGGGTCAGCCTTTTGATGGTACGGAAGATGTTAAAGGTGATATGGTGGGTGTTGGTAATATGAGTGCAGATAATGTTAGTGCGAAGGGTGTAGAAGTAAAGAAAATAAAGGCTGATAGTGGTAAAATAGAGAGTATCGAAGGTGAAAGTTTAGATTATAGGAGCGTAAAAGCAGACAACCTAACATCTACAACAGGCACAATTGATAATATTACCTCAACTACTGCAAATACTGACACAATAACTTCAAAGGTAGCTAATACAGAGAAAATAAACGCTGATAATGCTAATATTGGAGGATTAACAGCCAACAATGCAAGTATAACATCTTTGACAGGTGATAATGCAGTAATATCGAATCTAACCGTAACTGGAGCAGCACATTTCTTCAAACTTTCGGTAGATGAAGTACAAGCAACACAAGGACAGATAATAGTAACGCCAGCTAATGCAAAGATAGATAAAGTAGAGGTGCTGACTAATGGAGACTTTAAGTGTAGCTGGCGAAATGAACAAGAAGGTAAAAAAATAGAACAAACATTTGCTGAACAGGACTTTGCAGTGTGTCAGACGATGAATGTAGCAGAAGGAACTAACTATAATGCTGCTAATAAGTTCTATTGGAGGAAAGTTCAGAGCGTAGGTACAGAAGGCAATTATCATTTTGTTGTATTATCAAAGTCTATTAAGTCTCCATTGTCAAATAGCATACCAGAGGTGGGAGATAATATAGTGCAATTGGGTAATAATAATGACAAGAGTAGACAGAATGCTATTATTGTGAGTTCTTATAACACAGGTTTCCTTGATAAGACAGTTGTAGCACCGAGTATTGTTCAGTATGCAGGAATTAACAACTTTGACCTTGAAAAATACAAAATAAATGTAATATCAGCAAGTGGTAATAAGTTTAAGGGTGATTTCAGCGTTAGTAATGGAAAAAGTCTTGAAGAATATGTAGCAGAGAAGATAAATAATACATCATCTGGCACACCATATATCGGCAGTGATGGTTACTGGTATGTGTGGAATAATACGACAAAAAAGTATGAAAATAGCGGTATAGCAGCCAAAGGTGAAGACAGTAAAGATGGAAAAAGTCCAGTATCGTTAGTTATTACACCTTCTACCTTTGTGTTTAATACTGACATTGAAGGTAAAATAGAGGGTCTTGCAGCAAATGAAGGTAAAATTAAATTATTTGTTGGAGACACAGAAGTATTACCCGACAATGTAAAGGTAATATCAAGCATAAATTGTACTGTTGCTGTAAGTGGGGGTAATAAAATTAAATTTATCAACATACACCCAGATAAATGGAGTGGTAGCGCAGAAGTAGAAGTAACGTATAAAGAGTATAAACGAAGTGCGAAGGTCGAATTTATAGTAGATGCGCAGAAATGGAATAATTCACGCTTTAGTACCAATGATAGAAAGTTTGAAAGTATTATAGAGCAGGGGAAGTCAGATAAAGAAGGTATAGAGAGACGAATAAGCACTATCGAGCAAACAGCAGAAGATATAAAGCTGGAAGTTAAAAAGTCGGTTAGTGGAGGTGTTAATTTGCTAAAAGGTGCATCGCTAAGAAATTTAGGGTTATTAAGTCTACAATCAGAGCGAGCAGTAACCGTCCATAAAAATAAGTACGAAAGACAATTAGTGTACTACCGAGACGATGCCGAGAATGACGAATGGAATGGGTGCAGATTTCCCAAAATTAGAGTTCATGACAAAAAAACCTACACTATTTCATTTTATGCTGGCAATTATGACGAAAGAACAGCACTATATATTGAAGTAAGGTATGATAATTCCGTGCTTTTTAACAAACCTAAGACTAAATACTTTGATATAGTACCTAAAAATGATACGGGAGAGCGTGTACTTTATTCTTACACATTCGACATAGAGGAAGGGTACGAGTGGTTAGATGTATTTATAGGGCTTAAAAGAAATGGTGAGACTTATATTAGTGAAATTCAATTAGAAGAAGGCACTAAAGCAACAACATGGAAAGACCCAGATATTGTAGAGAGCATAGAAAAAGCTGGCATACATATTAACGGTGCTGATATGTCAATAAATGCACAAGCTAACAAATTTAATTACCTAAACCAAGCAGGCGAAGTAGTAGCAAGTGTAGATAATGAAGGTGCTATACAAGGCTTAAAGTTCAAGACACGTAATAATGGTGCTGGATATATCGACTTAACAGGCTCGATGATGTCAGTATTTGGTGCTGTTAGTAAAAATATAGAATTTGGTATTGATGTGAAGGGACAAGCGATACTGAAATTTTATGACAATGCAGGAAATAATACGCTCAATCTTAGCCCAGATGGAATTAAAGCTGAAAATATTTCCACTGCTACTTTTTCTCCACTTGAAGTTTGTTATATCGGCGAAGTTGGTAGTGTTAATGTGAATAACCCAAGTGATACAATATTTGACGAGTATTTTACATTCAATAAGCCAAACGGAAAGAATGTTTATTTATATACTGGGGCTAAGATAGGAGGTAATTACATAGCCGATACAGAATGGGGGAAGCAGGAAGTAGAAAAAAATAGCGGACGATATTTCAAAAGAGCAAGAGCAACTAACGACAATACCGTAATTAATGGTGTATATGTAGCTGCTTTGCCAATGTTCGAAGGAAATATCAGTGGCGGTACAGGTGCAGGTTATGCAACAGAACTTAGCAAAAAAATGCAAACGATTACTGTATATGTCTTTAGGAATGGTAATATACAGATGACACCAATGCACAGGATAATAACATTGTAAAGAAAGGAGGTTAGGAAATGTCAAAGAATGTGAAAGATTGGATTTCGTATGGTAGCGCAGTGTTTATGATATTAAGCGGTGCGTTGCTGTCATATATTAGCTTTTTTACTATCCATGCCATTGAAAGCTCTGTACTTATTTACTTGTCAGAAGCATTAACATTCAGCGGTGGTATCTTTGGTGTTACGCTGTATTTCAACAATAAAATTAAAGTGCTTGACAGTAAGATAGATAGCACTTTAAAGAGTTCGCCAAAGAGAGATAGTGGCATGAAGTATAACGGCTTATAATGTAACTATGTGAGGTGGGGGAGCAGGTATATATATATAATAATGTGTACTTGCTTGCCACTTTTTTTATTCTTTTCTTTGGTGGTGTCAGAAAATATTATTACCTTTGCTGTCCTTCTGTCAGTGAGTGATGGAGGAGAAACAATTATTAACTAAACTGCTTAAAAAATATGAAAACAAAATTTTTTAACAACTTAACCGAACAAGCGAGTATGTGTAGTACTTTCGGCTTATCTTTTTCTGTTAGTAATAAGTATGGCACAGGTAACATTACTTTGCCCGATGAATTGCGAGTGAACGAGAAAGAATTTTTGGCAGCACTTGAAAAATTAGGCTTGACGACATGTGAGAGAATAGAAAATACACAAAAAATAACGCCTAAAGTTGTCAGTATTATAGAAAAAGAGAAAGAAGGTGCAGTTAGAAAGTTGGTAGATGATGGTAAACTACTGACACAAAAACAGGCAACAAAGATATATTATGCTATTTGTTATTGTGCGCTTGATGAACTGGGTTATAGATTTGAAGTTAAGAAGGATAGGTTAGAATTGAAAAAATATTGCCTATTATTTAATCAAGCTGGTACAAGAGATACACTAAGAGGTACTATTGAAAGGTTACATACAGTAAAGCAAGCAGGTGATATAAAGAACTACATCAAAGATATAATACAAGGTAAGGGGACAAATTAAATGTCCTCTTTTTTTTTGTTAATATTATGCAGTGCTTAATAGCTTATAGTGATATTCTTGCAACTATTCAAAATGCTATCTACCTTTGCATCGTAGAAATAAAATAAACAATAAAAGGTCTGCTTAAAGGAGCGGACGTAAAATATTTTTAAAATGGAAACAATAAATCAGAACAACAACGAAGTACAGGTAGCTGGTGTAGAAAATGTAGCACTGACAAAAGAACAAGTAATTGAAAACTTGACCGTGAAAGCAGCCAAGAAGTATAAAAGCTATGTTGCAGCCTATGTGGAGAAGTACACAGCTGACGATAGTAAAGTAAAGAAGTCGTTGGAGCAGTTGTACAATATGGACGAAAAAACGCTAAATACTGCTTTGCGTAACTTCATTAATGGCAGTACTGTTAAAGATGTAGAGGAAATAAAGCAACGTATCAAGTACAGTAATTTCACGCCTGCTGATATGAAGTTATTAGCAGAGTGGGCGACAGCGGAATATGAAGTTGTAAAGGTTGAGTACGAAAGAAAGTTAATTGCAGATAAAGAAGCAGAGGTGCAAAAATTGATGGCTGAAATTGAAGCACTTAAGCAGCAACAATAATAAAAACTTTAAAATTATGAAAAAAGAAAATTGTAATGAGAAATTAGCCAAGCTAAAAGAGGCTGGTAAAGATTTGTTAGAGCAACTGGAAAAGGTTGGTGTAGACAAACAAAAAATTAAAGATGTAGAAGAGCTGTTAGAACTTATCGAACGGATAATGGCTGAACTAGCAAAAATTAAATCTGACCTTCAAAAACAGTAACATCAGAAGCAGGGCATTTTTATAAGTGTCCTGCTAATTTTTTGCTGAAAAATTTGTTAGTATCTGAACTATTATTTGTATATTTGCAGTGGATAGTACAGCAACTATCAATGAACAATTTTTAAGAACGAGGGGTGTTTTTAAGACGCAATGTATTGAAGTTCAGCCAGTTAAGATAAAAATTTGCGAAAGCGGCTCTTTTGCGCTGCAAAACCTACGCTTTTACCGTGCAAAACAGCCGCTTTTGGAATGCAAAACAA